AGACCAGGTCGAATTGCCGGATGAATGCGATCGGCATGTCGAGGGCGTCTCCCCGGATGAAGGTGTACGGGTAGGAGGGCCGGTCAGCGATATCCACGCCGGTTACCTCGAAACCCGCTTGGGCCAAACCGGCGGAAGCCCCGCCGGCGCAACAAAAGAGATCTAAGGCTTTCACGGTGCCTCCGTGTGGGTCGGCCTGTCGGCCTTGCCTGAATGTGGTTATTGGCTGCCGGTGCCTCGCACGGTCGAGCCCTTGAGGAACGCGTCGCCGTTGCCGACCAAGGGCGATCCGCCCTGTCCTTTCGGCAGCAACAATCCCCGCCGGATCAGGTCGGCATCACCGGCCGCGACACCCTTGCGCGCGCGGTCGCGCCACACCTGGTAGTGGCCGTGGCAAAGCCCGCGGGTGCGGCGGGTGTTGCCGCAGTCCGGGTAGAGGCAAAGGGGTCCGAGTTTCATTGTTTGCTCCTGTGGTTGTAGGTTCACGGATTGGCGCCGGCCTGAGACCAGCGCCGCACAGTCAGCCTGCAATCCGCTCGATCAATCGACGAGCCATCGGGGGAGGCACCGCGTTGCCCAGCCCCCTTACCGCTTGCTCTTTTGTGACGTCCGCCGGGATCACGAACGAGTCGGGAAAGCCCATCGCGCGGGCTGTTTCCCGCTTCGAGAGTGACCGGTAACGATCGCCGTCCACAACGTTCCACTGTGCCTTGGTGGTGATCGTGCGGATCGGTTCATCAAGACCTACGCCCCGATGGCCGGTGACGTGCTGGGTCAGGAACCGCCGGCCGTGGTTGCGCCGGCCCTTGGCGATCCGCGCCTTGATCACGTCGGAAGCGGCGCCGACTTCGAGCCACCCCTTCCCGTCGCCGGCGCTGTCCCAATCGATGCAGGGCCCGATCGGGGTTTCGGTGTCGTCTTCGAGGTTTCGCAGGTCGAGCGAGCCGTGCCGCACGGCCGAGAAAAACACCCGGTTACGACGTTGGGGTGCGCCGCACCGCGAGGCTAGCAAATTCTCAATCGTCACCGTGTACCCGAGGCGGGTGAAGGCATCGAGCCAGCTCGGGAGCAACGGCCACGAACGGATGAGCGGCACGTTTTCGACGATCACCGCCGGCGGGCGGGTGACCTCGACACACGAAATCACCGCCCATGGATCGGCCCGCATGTCGTCGTGCTTTTTCCTGACCTCCGCCGATCGGGCCCGGCCCGGCTGACCTGCGCTCGAAAAGCCCGGGCACGACGGCCCGGCCAGCAGCAGGTCAAACTGTGGCATGTCGTGCCAGTTAGCCTGATGCAGATCCTGGCACAGGTGGATCGCGCCGGGGTGGTTGGTCTGATGGACGTAAACCGCCGTGGGGTTGTGGTTGGCCGCCCACACCACGGACAGCCCCGCCAGATCCGCGCCGGTTGAGAATCCGCCGAACCCGGCGAATTGGTCTGCTACTCGCATCACCGGCCCCCTTCCGCGCGTACGTCGGCGAACCGGACGGATCCGACCTTGGCGATATTGCACGCCGCTACCATGGTCTCGACGTCCGCCGGATCTTCGTCCCAATGGACCCAGGCCAGGCGCTCGCCGTCGTGACGGATCAGGGTTCCGCGCATCGCGCCGGACGAATGAAGGCCCCCGCACACATCGCGCACAAAGCGCGCCGTATAGGCAATGCGGTCACCGGGGGTGAGATGAGTGGTGTAGTTCTTTGGCACAGTTTGCTCCTGTGGTTTGATGGTTCCCGTAAGGCCCCCGACCGAAGTCGGGAGCCCCCGGCAGACATCAAGCCGCCATCCGCAATGACGGGTGTGACCGGACGATAAAGCCGGTCTGATCCTTGGCGCCGGGTAGCTTCACCTTCAGACCGACGATTACCCCCGGGGGATCTGACAGGCGCCGGTCTGTTTTGTCGCCGTCGATCACCGGGAGACCAAGGTAAGACTCGGGGACCGTGGCGAAGGGTACCGCGACGTTGATTCCGGCCGCGACCATCTCGGCCACCAGGCTGTCCGGGGTCAGCTCACTCCGACTGTAGGTCAGCGGGTACGGTTGCTGCCGCGCTCTGGCCGCGATCTTGGTGTAGTCGTACATGCGCACGCCCCAAGCCCGGCATAGATCGAGCAACGTTGAACCGTCCGAAAAGAGCCGGATCCGCTCCCATGGCAGATCGGACAGCATGTTAGGCCGCAGATTCGCCGGCACCCCTAGCGCCCGAGCCAGGGTGGCCACGAGAACCACGTCGTGCGCGATTCGCTCGGCAAACTCGCCCCGGTCGTGGGCGAACAGCTTGGTACGCTCGATCCGCGCTGCTTTGACGTTGGGATACCGACCGTTGCCTGCTTCGTAAATGCAGGCATCGCGACACCCCGGGGAAGCGCCGGCACACACATCGATCACGCCGGAGACGTTGGCCGGAGCCAGGGCCAGCGCGACGTCGATCCCGTCAACGTGCTCGATCCACCGATCGCCATACTCGTCGGCGATCAGGTCGAGCGCTTTCAAAAGCTTGCTGTTGTCACCGGTCAGGATCTGGAGCTTGGCGGTCACCCGCCTGATCCATTTGAGGGGAGTGTCACCGGGTTTCGGCAGGGACGCTAGGGCCCTCCGTTCGATTGCTCGGACATCAATGCACATTGGGTTTGCTCCTGTGGGTTTGCTGGTTGACTCAGGAATGACCCCCGCCGGAGCGGGGGCCCGACCTGAGGCGACTAGCGATAGGTCCGCTCGTAGGTCCAGCCGATAACCTGGCCGTCGGCATCGAAGCTGTACGTCATGATGTGGGACACCCCCGACTCCATACGGGGGGCGAAGCCCAGGCGCGACAGTTCGGTCTCGTACATCAGCAGGAGATCAAGGGGCTTGGCTCGACTCAGGCTCCCGGATTCGACGGCCGCCTCGAATCGAGCAACGGCTACCTGGCGCGCCTGGTCTCGAAGCCGGCGAGAGAGGGCCTGCCGCTCGTTGCCGGAGCGGTCAGGCCAGCGCATGGGCTCGCATCGTTCGTAACGGGCGGCATCGGGGTGGATGACGGTGTGGGGTTTCAGTGCCATTTGGGTTTGCTCCTGTGGTTACCGGGCGAGCCGGTAGTTGATGGTAGTGGGACACTCGTCTGAGTCGCTGTAGGTCTGCTCGGACCGCTCGCACCCCCAGTAACGGACTATCGAGCAGTCCTCACCGTGGGTATCGATCCACGCGTCGATCTCGGCCTGGGTCAGACCCGGGCCGTTGTCGAGCTGGCGCGCCTCGCGAGCCTTCAGGGTGCGGTTGAGCCAGGCGATGATCATCGGCCACCCCGGCAGTCAAAGTCGCAACCGCATCCGCCGCGATTGTCCGGGTAGGGGCATTCGGGCAGGGTGGTGGCGAACCATGTCATATGGTCCCAGATGTCCTCAGCTGTCAGCTCACAGGACGCGTCATCGGCGGCCTTGCGGTACCGTGCAAGCTTGCGGCGGCCGATGGCCATCAAGGTGGCGTGGCTGGGGTCGGGTTTGAACATGCTGTTTGCTCCTGTAGGTTGACTCTAGATGACAGTACACGACCGTTCGGGAATCGTCAATACATTATATAGGCCTGAGGCGAAAAAAAGAGCACCCCGAGCGGGCGGTCAAGTGGCCCGATTGACAGATTGTCAACCCAGCGAAATCGCCAGGCTTCGGGGCATGACGCACGGTGTCTTGACTGGGTTTGGCACGGCCAGCACTACGTAGTAGCTACCATGGCCCGAGGCACCACCCCAGACACCGAGCACCCAGACCCCAGGGCAGCTATCCTGAGTAGGCCGCTATCGCCGCGGCAGCAGGCATTCGCCCATGCACTCGCAGCGTACGGATCGGCAGCACAGGCGGCTCGTGAGGCAGGATACACGGTTAAGCACGGTGATAGGCTATCGAGAGACCCCCGGGTCAAAGGGGTGGTGGCCAAGCTGCAGGCCGAGCGCTTGGCCCGGCTCGAACTAGATGCAGCCACCCTGGACAGGGAGACGCTGGCGATTGCCACGTCCGACATCGCCACGGTCTGCACTTGGGACCGGGACGGCGTCTACCCGCTCCCGAGCCACCTGCTACCGGCGACGGCGACGGCGGCCATACGCAAGCTGAGCACTACCCGCCACGGGGTCACAATCGAACTACACCCCAAGCTCGATGCCGTGAAACTGCTGCTGCAGCGCCTTGGGCTCCTGCAGGGTCAAGACCTACAGCCGGCGGCCCGGCCGGTAGACCTACCCAAGGCCGACCTCGATGCAGCGATCGAGCGCCTAACCGGCGGACAGGCCAGGCCAGCTCGAAAGGCGGCTAAACGTGCGAAATCGCTCTAGAAGGGGCCCCGAGGGCCGACCGGGGGGTGGCCGCCCTCGACCGCGGGGGAGCTCGCAATCGTTATTTGACTCCGCTCGCATATCCAAAAAATTTGGGGAAAACGGTCCCTTGGTAGAGGCCATCCGAGAGCCCAGCTACCAGGAGAAGCGGCCTCGAGGTCCTTGGACTCCCCGGCAGCGGAAGCACGCGCTCGAGTTGAGGGCGCGGCACAACCCCCGGGCGGTGCATGACCCGGTGACGTGTCCGTGGTGTTGGACCGAGGGCTGACGAGCGACGAGTTGGCGACGGTCCGGCAGGCATACGCTCTGCGGATCCACGCGCTCCCGCCGGCGGTCCGTGAGCTCGCACTCGGCGGGCGGACCCTGGACCCCATCGGGAGGCGGTTCTCGATGGACGAGCGCGGGGCCGCAATTGTTACACGCCTGAGCAACACCCCTGGTTTCCAGCCGTCCAGACGGTGAGACCTGAGGTTTTCCGGCGGGCTGCGGGTGACAAAAATTGTCGCTTGACGACGTAATGCGTCCGTGAGCATGAGCTTCGCTCCACCGCCGGCGATGCTTCTCCCTTCCCCCAAGAAGAGAGCCCCTGCTTTTGGGCAGTAGCCACCAAAGCCGGCGGTGGAACCACCCCCCTCGATGCCCTGAGTCCCAACCACGTCGTCAGCCCCGGTCGACCGGGGGCAGGCTTTGGTTTGGTGGACGCTGGGTGCCGCGTTGCTGTAGGTAACGGACCATGAAAGCTCTCCCCGTCGTCGCTCTTGCCCTGACCGTCGCCTGCGCCCAGGCCAGCCCCGACACCTACAGCTGCCAGGAGCAGCTCAAATACGGCCAGACCGACGGTTTTTGCGTGGACCGGGATTCGAACGACCTGCACACCATGGTGAACGGCACTTCTCGAGCTGAGCTCACCACCGCCGGCGCCCTCGTGGTCGACGACATCACGGTCAACGACGACCTGACGGTGGCGGACGCCCTGAGCGTCACGGGGGTGTCTACGCTCACAGGCAACGTCACCGTGACGGGCGACCTTGCGGTGACCGGCTCAATCACGGGCTCGGGATCGGTCGTGTACAAGTCGTACTCGTTGGCGACGGCCAACACCGGCATCAACTACACGGGCGGCTTCTACGACGCACCTGCCGCCGATGCCGACCTCACGCAAGCGAGCTTGACGCAGACGCTCGGCGACGGCGCCGATGACGAGCCGTGGGCGGCGCACGCGTTCCTCGTAGCATCGGGTGCAGGCACGACCGATGGCAGCGACCTCGTGGTTACCGTCACCGGCACGAGCATCACCGACGCGGGCGTGAGGACAGCTTCCGATAGCGAGGTCATCATCGGCACGGCGGCCGACCTAACGCAGTGCCAGATTCAGGCGACCGCCGCGACCACTGACCTCTATTGTGAGACCGACAAGAAATGGCTCGGACAGATCACGTACACCCTGAGCAGCACGGGCGGCAGTACGTTCAATTTCACCTTCAACTACGGATGGGCCAAGTACGAGGACTTCGGCAACCGCGACTTCACGGTGACCGACTTTGAGTGCGTCGGAATGGCTGGCGCGTCGAACACAATCACGATCAAGCTGCTCGAACACAACCTGACCGGGTGGACCTACAGCGCGGCGGCGTTCGTCCCTGGTGCGGATGCGATCGTGTCATCGGTCACCGACCACAGCAGCGAAAACGGGCTGACGAGCGGGCAACCGTTTGCGTACAAGCGCGCGGCGCTCAGCACCGCTATCGACGGCGACGGCTCGGAGGGCGTTGTGGTTGAGGTCAGCGTCGGCGGTGTGAATGTTGTCGACTACATGAGCTGCCATCTCGGCGTGACGTTCTAGGCCCCCGCGTGGTACGACCGGGGCATGGGACAAGGCGACACCCTCAGGCAGCTGGGCCGCGACATCGACATCGGCGCCCAGACTTTTCTCGAGCGCAGCGGGCAGCGCCCGCGTAGGGAAAATCGGCAGCCCAAGGGCCGCTCCCCGCAGCAGCCGATGCAGGCCGACCCTCTCGCGCAGCAGAAGATTATGGCGGCCAAGGGCGCCGCGATGGCCCGCGCCCGCGTACCCGGCCCGCGCCTGGGCGAGGGCAAGGCGAAGGGCAAGTTGAAGGGCATAGAGATCGGCGAGATCTCGCACGAGGTCGGCGGGGAGCAAAAAGGCATCGAGCTGGCGCAGATGGATCTCTCGAAGCCTATCCGCAAGCGGCGGCGCAAGCGGCTCACGCCTGAGGCGAAACGGGCGCGCCAGGTGACCGAGCTCGCCACCCAGCTCGTGGGGCTCGCGGTCCCGGAGCCCTCCGTCGGGATGGGCACCGCGGCCAACATGATGTCGGCCGAGGACATCGAGGCGTTCCGGCAAGGGAAGCCGACCCAGGGATTCCTTCTTCCCCTGAGCGCGCTCCCGCCCGCCTTTCGTGAGGTGGTTCACGACGCGCACGGGCCAAAGGCCATCGGCTTCAGGCTCGGCGACCTCAACAAGGCGCAGACGAACCTGCTCAGAACGATGGCCGTCAACCACTCGCGGTCGCAGCCGTAGACAACGATCGGCGCTGCGGGGTAGGAAGGGGCAACCTCAACCTGAACCCGTCACCGGGGAGCATGACATGAAGAACACCATCCAAAAGATCCTTCTCTTCGCGGCCGGGTGCCTCGCTGCCCTCGCCATCACAGCCGGCCTGCAGGTCGCTATCGCCGGGCAGGTCTCGTCCGCGACGTACAAGACGATGGGCTACAAGTACGCCGACACCCACGGCTACTTTCAGGACTCGAGCGACCACTGGTACCAGGTCTCGGGCGACTTCGCGCGCGTCGCGAAGGAGAGCCCGACGTGGACCGCCACCTTCGACGACGGCGATGGCGAGGGCCTCTACACTCACAGCGCGGCCGGACTTACTACGTCCACCACGCTGACCAACCTGGCGTACTTCGAGGACGGCCTGGTGCTGGCGTACGAGCCCCTGGCCACCCAGACCCTCGATATCGACATGGACGCGAGCTCGCTGGATATCGGCGGCGATCAGACCGCCGATGACGGCTACGAGCTGTTTTCCGGCACCATGGGCGCCACCGGGCGGCCGTTTGTGGTCGGCGTAGATGAGGCGTTCCAGACGTGCGTGACGTTTTCCGTGGAGGACATCTCGGGAACCGACGACCTCCATTTCGGGTTCCGTAACGTGGACGCCGCCCGCGGCGGCTTCGACGACTACCTGGACGCCGCTGCGCTGGGATGCACGGCCGCCGACGGCACCATCGACATCGAGACCATCGACGGCAACGCGGCGACCACGACCACGGACACCACAGACACCCTCGCCGACGCGACCTCCACCACCTGGTGTGTGCTCGTCAGCGACACCGGCGTGGTGACCTACACCATCGACGGCGTCGCCCCGACGACCACGGCGGCGTTCACGCTCGACACCGGCGCGATGATGGTTCCGTTCTTCCGCTTCCTGCAGGACACCGCCCTGACCGGCGAGGTCGACATCACCTCCTGGGAAACCAAGTACCAATGACGCGCCTCACCACCATCCTGGCTCTGTGCTCGGGTCTGGTGGTGGCGTGCAGCGGTTGCGAGGGGCCCGCCACGCAGGCCCCCGCCCCGCAAGTCGTCATCAAGCGTTCCAGCGAGCCCGACTACATCCACAACCACATTCACACCCGCTCGGAGCCCGGCGTCTCGTGCTTTGATGCGTGTGGCTCGGGAAAATGCGCCTCGGCGTACGGCGTGGGGCAGGGACGGCTCGTGAGCTGCACCGACCGCGTCGAGTCACTGTGTATCTGTACCGCGCCGGGAACCGACGACCCGTGAGCGATCTCAGCTTCTCCAGGCTCTCGACGTACGATCGAGACAAGCTCGAGGCGATGTCCCTCGTCACCACCATGGCGAAGGGCATCCGCCCCGACTTCGAGAAAAGGATTCGGGAGAAGCACGAAGAGCTGGTGCAGAAGATCTGCGACGTCGCCAACAGCGGCTACGGCGGACCCGGCGACGAGATGCCGATCACCATCGTCAAAGATCCGAAGTACCTGAAGACCTGGATCTTCTTCTGCAACACCGACCTGTACGACGGCGTCGAGGACCGGCTCATCGAGGCCGGCGAGGACCGGGCGGTGGTGTTCACGATCGACGAGGCCTACGTCGACGGGCGGATCAAGTTCACGACGGGCTGCATGCTCACGCTCGACGGCCACACCGAGCGCATCGAGCACCACAAGATCAACATCCGGGTCGCGTAGTGCAGGCGCCCGGGGACGCGGAAGCGATCCTAGAAGAGGGCCGCCGACGCGAGGGGGCCCGGGGCTCGCTCCTCAAGTTCACCGAGTTCACCTACGAGGACTGGCGATCGAGCTGGCACCACCGGGTGATCTGCGAGTGGCTCGAACGCCTGGAGTCGCGCGCCAAGTGTCCCCACTGCGGCAAGCGCGTTCGGAAGGTCGCGGTCCACCTCCCCCCGCGTCACTCGAAGACCGAGCTGGCATCCCGTCGGTTCCCCGCCTGGTACCTGGGCCGCCACCCCAAGCGGTTTGTGATCGCGGCGTCGGCGACCGACGACCTCGCGGGAGAGATCGGCTCGGACGTGCGCGACATCGTACGGTCGCCCGAGTACCAGAAGCTTTTTGACGCCCGCATCCGCAAGGACAAAGACGCCGCGGGGAAGTGGCGCTTCGAGGAGGGCGCGATCTTCTTCACCGTCGGCGCCGGCGGCACCGCCATCGGCCGCGGGGCCCATCTGCTCGTGCTCGACGACGTCCACGGCGGCCGCAACAAGGCCGAGTCCGAGAAGGACCGCAAGCGCGTGATCAACTGGTACTACGGCGACATGCGGCAGCGCATCCAGCGCCCGATGAACATCCTGCTGATCATGACCCGGTGGCACGAGGACGACATCGCGGGACACCTGATGCCGCCCGAGAAGGAATGGGAGCAGGTCGACGACTTCATCTACCACGCGGGCGCGTTCCACGTCGTGAAGATGCCCGCGATCCTCAACGAGAACCCTGAGGACCCGGAGAACGAGGAAGCCCTGTGGCCGGGAACCAACCCCGACCCCGACTACGAGCCGGCGGAGGACGAGGAGCTCGACGGGTTCCCCATCTGGTACCTGCAGGAGCTGCGTCAGGAGCTGTACGAGGGAGGCAAGGCACGCGACTGGCAAGCCCAGTACCAGCAGGACCCGACCCCGAAGGAGGGCATCTTCCTGAAGCGGAAGTGGTTCCAGAAGCGGTGGACGACCCGAGAGCCGCCACCAAACCACCCGGACTACACCTACGTCCACCGGCCCGCGCTCGAGCACATGCGCATCATCGTCACGGCGGACCTCGCGGTGACCGACAAAGAGAAGGCCAACCACGTCCCCGACCCCACCGAGATCGGCGTCCTGGGTTTCGCCCCCGACGGCAACCTCTACGTGCTCGACTGGGAGCACGGCCAGGTCGAGGCCGGCGAGTGGGTGCAGTGGCTGGTCCGGTTCTTTGCGCAGTACCGCCCGCAGTTCTTCTTCGCCGAGAAGGGCCAGATCCGGCGCGCGACCGAGCCGCTCATCATGCAGACGATGCACGAGCAGCGCGTCTTCGGCCCGGTGGACGAGGACTCGTGGATCGCCTCCTCGACCGACAAGGGCACCCGGGCGCTTCCGCTGAAGGCGTGGTCGCGCAGCGGGCGCGTGATCTTCCCTGACGAAGCCGAGTACCCGTGGGTGGCTAGAATCGTAGAGCAGATCATCGGGTTCCCCTCGGTGAAGTTCGACGACGCCTTCGACGCGCTGGCGATTGGAACGTCGCGCGTCGATCTCTTCGACCCCAAGGGCCAGAAGGCCGAGCCAGCGTACGACCCGCGCAAGCGTGATCGGTGGACGCGCCGGCGCGCCGGGACCACCCGAAGAAGGGGTGGCTGGCGGCGGGTCTAGCAGTGTAGGAAGGACGAGATGACGACGAGCCCAAAATACCTGGACCGCATCGACCGTAGAGAGTGGTACCCCAGCGCGCTCGACCGGGTGCTCACGACGGCGAAGCACGAGGACGACAAGATCAACTACGAGTGGGCGGCCAACCTTGGCTCGGGGGAGTACATCTGGGGGGTGAGCTGGGATCCGAGCGGGCCGACGCTCACGGAGAAGACGAGCGCCACAGTCGCCTCGCTCGCGGCCGCGCTCGCCGCGGGATCCGCCAGCGGGACCTACTACTACCGCGTCGCGGTCCTCGACGCCGACAGCAACGAGGTCGCCTGGTCCGACGAGGTCACCGCGTCCCCGAGCTCGGAGGACGTCACTCTCACCTGGGACGCGTGGGCCGGCACGCCGGCGCTCGGCTCCTACAGGGTCTGGAAGGGGACATCGAGCGGCATCTACACGGAGTACTTCTCGGTCACCGCGGGCACCGAGACCTACGTTGACGACGACACGGCCGGCACGGCCGGCACCCCGGCGGGCCCGGTCAACTACTCCGCGACCGTGACCAAAACAGGGACCGCCAAGGCCACCATCAGCACCTCGAAGAATCGGACCATCGTCAGGGAGTTTCGGTGGCGCGCCACCGGTGGTTCCGACCGCAGCGACTACGGGAGATAGCGATGACCCAGGCCGACGGCCGCATCAACGCGGCAGAGAATCACCTATCATCCGAGCGCATCGGCGACGACGGCCGCCTCATCCGCTGCATCGAGTGGTACAAGGGCTGGGAAGAGGCCACCCACGAGGCCCGCCTCGAGGCCACCCTCGACAGAGACTACTACGACAACAAGCAGTGGCGGTCCGACGAGGAAGCGGATCTCGATGACCGCGGCCAGCCCATCGTGACCACCAACAAGATGGGCCCCATGCTGGACTTCCTGCTGGGCGTCGAGGCCACCACGGTCAGGTCTCCGCGCGCCTACCCGCGCACGCCCGCTCATGCTGATGACGCGAGCATCGCCGAGGACGCGCTCGCCTTTGCGGCCGACGAGACCGAGTGGGACTACAAGCGCAGCTACACAGCCAAGCACCAGGTGATCGAGGGCATCGGCGGGCACATCCACGGCGTGATCGAGCAGGTGGTCAACGGCTCTCGGCGGGTCATTCTGACGATCGACGAGCTGGAGTGGGACCGCATCTGGTACGACCCACACTCACGCAAGCCCGACTTCTCGGACGCGCAGTACCTGGGCATCGTGGTGTGGCGCCACCTCGACGACCTGTACGACGACCCCATGTACAGCGGCAAGCGCGACGTCATCGAGGCGGCCAAGGGCAACTTCGCGGACGCGCAGCTGAGCTTCCTCGGCGACACCGCCGACGACGCCCCGCGGCGGTGGTTCGACTCCAAGACCAGCCGCATGCAGATCTTCGAGTGCTATTGGACTGAGTGGGACAAGGCTGGCGGGCGCACCATCTGGGGCGCGCACTTCAACCGGGCCGACTGGCTGATCAAGCCCTTCCCGGTTCCGTTCCGAGACGACCGCGGCAGGCCATTCAATCCCATGGAGCTGGTGTCCGGCTACGTCGATCGTGACGGCAACCGCTACGGCGCGGGCCGGCGCCTGCGAAGCCCTCAGGACGAACGCAACAAGCGGCGGTCGAAGATGATGCACCACCTGTCGACAAAGCAGGTGATGTACGAGGACCAGGCGATCGACGACATCGAAGAGTTCATGGAGGAGGTCGCCAAGCCGGACGGGAAGCTGCGGGTGAACCGCAACGCGATAGCCGAGGGGCGCGTGCAGATCCTCGATGGCTCGGCGCTGGCCATGGGTCAGTTCCAAGCCTACCAGGCCACCGGCGCGGATATGGACGAGATCGGGTTCGGCGGCCCCGGCGATGCCCCGGCGAGCTCGGCGCGCGAGTTCTCTGAGAGGCGCGAGGTCGGCACGCTCAAGATGCGGCCGATCTTCCAGCACCTGGAGCGTTACGACTGGCGCAGCCAGCGGAAGGTGTGGTGGCTCATACGCCAAAATTGGACCGAGGACATGTGGCTCCGGGTGCGCGACGACGAAGAGAACGAGGGATACCGCTTCGTGCGCATCAACCAGCAGATGACGAAGGGCATGCGTGTCCTCGACCTGATGGACAAGGGGCACACCCCTCAGAAGGCGATCTCCCTGGTCTTCGGCCCAGGCCCCGCCCGCGTGTACGACCAGGTCCTGCAGATGGCGACGCAGCGCCTGCAGCAAGAGGCCCAGCAGGGGTTCGAGGTAACGGACGACCCCGCGGACATCGCGCTCCGGTCACTGATGAAGGCCCCGCAAGCGAAGGACCCCTTCACCGAGCATGACGTCGCACAGCTCGACGTCGATATCCGCCTCGAGGTCGTCGACGCCAGCCCGTCGGTGCAGGCCGCGCAGCACGAACGCCTGCTGGAGTTCCTGCACCGGATGGCCACCGCCGGCAAACAGATCCCCGACTCATGGATCGAGATGGTCATTATGAGTTCGCCCCTGGCGAACCGCCGCCAACTCATCGCGAAGCTGAAGGAGCCGCCCCCGCCCGAGGTGGTGCAGCAGCAGCAGCAGCAGCAGCAGGCCGCCATGCAAGAGATGGCCGCCCGGATTGCGAAGCTGGAAGCAGAGGCCGAGCTCAAGAAGGCCCAGGCCGACAAGGCCGGCGCGCAGGCCGAGGCCGTGGTCATCGAGGCCGGCAAGGCCCAGGCGGCCACCGCCAAGCTCATTGTGGAGACCGAGGCGATCGAGGAGGGCGCGCTCAAACCGAGCCGCGGGATCGGCAACGATTCGGCCCTCCAGTAGACGCTCGTTGACAGCGCAGCGCGACAGTCTGTAAACCATCGTTGACCGGCCCCGCGTGGGCCACCACCACACCTGAGGGTAACGATGGAAGACAACCAGCTGCACGACGCACTGTACGGTGACGCAACCCCCGCCGCGAGCGGAACCCCCGAGCCGAGCCCGGCCCCGGAGGGCGGCCCAGCAGTCGAAGCGCAGCCGGCGTCCACGGAAGCCACGGCGCCGCCGGCCACGACGGGCGAAGAAGGGCAGACGGGACAACAGCCAGAGCCAAGCAGCTCGAGGGTAGAGGACGGCCTCGAGGCCGCACTCGCCGCAGAGCGAAAAGCTCGGCAAGCAGCAGAGCTCGAAGCCGCGCGGTTGCGCGGCTACCATGAGGGCCAGACGGCCAGCTTGGAACCCGGAGAGCCAGTGCAGGAACCTTCCTTCTGGGAGGACCCTGAGGGCTCGATCGATCGTGCGGTGGCCAAGGGCCGCGCGGCAGAGAAGGCGGAGCGATTCGACGTGAGCGTCGAGAACGCCATGGCCAAGTACTCGGACTGGGAGGATCTCCTAGGCGAGTTTCAGGTCATGGTGCAGAAGGACCCCCGGCTGGGGGCCAATCTCAACCGCCAGCTCGACCCCGCGGAGTGGGCAGCGCAACAGGTCTTCGCCAGGCGCGAGGCCGAGAAGAGGGCGGCGGAAGCCGCTACGTTCGACCCGGAGAAGGAGCGGGAGCGTATCCGCGAGGAGGAACGCGCCAGGCTGCGTGCCGAGATGGGCATTGAAGGTGACCAGGGCAAAGGGCCCCGGTCTGTTGCAACCATCCCTACTTCGAACGCTGGCGCTATGGGCGTCGGCACATCGGCGCCGATTGGCGGGGGTATCGCGGATGAGGATCTCCTCAGTACCGCACTCAAGGGAGCACCGCTCCAGCCCCACTAGAGCCATGAGGTGCCGGAAGGGCACCAGATATGACAGTCACAACTGTCGCCGCTGCCAACCAAGTTGACCAGTGGGCGAAGAAGTTTTTCGTCGAGTACGTCCGTGACAACCGCTTCAAGCGGTTCATGGGCATGGACCAAAACTCCATCATCCAGACGGTGATGGACCTCACCGCGAAGGCCGGTGACGACGTCACGGTCTCGATTCTGCAGCGTCTCCAGAACGCCGGTGTCACGGGGGACGATACCCTCGAAGGCAACGAAGAGCAGTTCATCAACCGCGGCTACAAGGTCACCGTCGACCAACTCCGCAACGCGGTGGTCCACGGGAAGATGGAGGCCAAGAAGACGCAGCTCGATCTCCTGAAGGGCGCCAAGTTCGCCCTGAAGGACTGGGCAATGGAGAAGCTCCGCGATGCGATCATCGAGAAGCTCGGCTCGCCCAACGTCGACGGCGTCGAGGCGTACTCCTCGGCCTCCGAAGCCGAGAAGGACGCGCACCTGGCCGCCAATGCCGACCGCTACCTGTTCGGCAACGCGGTGAGCAACAACGCGTCGAATGACCACTCCGCCGCGTTGGCGGAGGTCGACAGCACCAATGACACGCTCGATACGGGCATCGTGTCGCTGGCGCAGCGTCGCATCAAGACCGCGGACCCGCACATCCGCCCCGTGAAGGTCGCGGAGGACGAAGAGTTCTACGTGATGTTCGTGGGCTCGCTCGGGATGCGCGACCTCGAGAACGACACGGCGATGCTTCAGGCGAACCGCGAGGCCCGCAACCGCGGCGTTTCCAACCCGCTCTTCCGCGGCGGCGACCTCCTGTGGCGCAACGTCCTGATTCGAGAGATCCCCGAGATCTCCGTCATCAGCGGCGTCGGCAACAGCGGCATCGACGTGGAGCCGTATTACCTGTGTGGAGCGCAGGCGATCATCGTCGCGTGGGGAGAGAAAACTCACCCCATCGACGACACGTTCGACTACGGCAACAAGCGCGGCGTCGGCATTGCCGAGATCCGCGGCGTTGCCAAGCCGACGTACAACAGCGTGCAGCACGGCGTGCTGACTGGTTTCGTGTCGGGCGTAGCGGATAGCTAGGACTGACGCAGAGGGGCCGGGCCACCTCCGAGGTCCGGCCCCTCAATCAACTCGGAGGAACCCAACCGAGGCTCATGCCTCTGGAGAGCACCATGGCCAAGTTCACGTACCCGGGCATGACCGCAGAGCAGAAGAAGGCGTACATCGCGGTTCGCCTCAAGGCCGCAGCGCCGAAGACCAAGATCCCCGACGACCCCTTCCTCCCCAACTACCTGCGCGAGCAGATGCTCGAACAGCAGAAGACCGAGCTCGCGCTGCGCGAGAAGGAGATCAACGAAGAGGCCACCCTCGCGGACAAGTTCCGCGTGGTAGGGCCACCCCCGTCGGAAGCAAACCCGGACGCCCCCGGCATCGTCTTTGAGAAGGGCAAAGAGGTCGAGGTCCCCCGCAGCCACCCCTTCTACGAGAAGTGCGTTGTCCACGTTCACTCCGGCACCCTCAAGGCGAGCGGCAAGGAGATCGAGGACGACCTGAAGCTGGTGCGCGAGCGCGCCGCCAAGCTCGAGCGCCAGCGCGGCGCCCGCCGCATGGGTCTGGCCGTCTGAAGTTAGATGGCCAGCTGGACCGCAGACGAGCTGGCCACCAAGACGCTCATTGAGCTCGGGGTGGTCGGCGCGGGGCAATCAGCTGCGGCGGAGGATGCCGCGGAGGTCAAGGAACGCTGGGAGTCTGTTCACGCGCAGCTCCAGAAGGACCTCCAGATCCCCTTCGGGGACGGCACCTCCACCGCAGACATCCCCGCGTGGGCCCAGGAGCCCCTGCAGAAGTACATGGCGTGGAAGTGCGCCGCGCTGTTTCTGGGGACGTCCGTGCCGCAGACGATTGTGGCCGGGGGCGGTGAGGGCTACCGCGAGCTGCAGTCCCAGATGCACGGGGGCAAAAAGCACGCACGAGTGAGAAGCAAGAGTTACTGATGCCCGAGGTACGGCTACCGCTCGCAACCCAGTCTGCGGTGGGGCGGAGCAAGGCCGTCTCCCTGGAGAATCTGGTCAACTGCTTCATCCACCCCAACCCCCAGGGGTCGGCGTCCCCGTTCTCGATCATGGGCACGCCAGGCCTGGTGCCCTGGGGAGACGAGCAGGCCAGGGGCCCCTGTCGTGGACTGACGCGCCTGGCTGGCGACATCATCGCGGTGATCGGCAACAGGGTGTACGCCTACGCGGTCACGGGTGAGTCCACGGACCTGGGGGAGATCCCGGGCGGCGACACTGTCTTCATCGATCACGGCAAGTACCACGCGCTCATAAACTGCGAGGCGGGCCTCTTTGTCGTCTCCAGGGACGACGGCGTACAGAACCGCAACCCACAAGATCCATGGAGGGGGGCTGGCGCTGCGTACCAGGACGGTTTCGCGATAGCGGGGCTCTACGGATCGCAGCAGTTCAACGTGTCGGACGTGGAGGACGGCGCATCCGGCGACGGGATGCTGGGGTGGGGTGCCCTCAACTTCACCTCTGCCGACTCGGCCCCAGACAACCTGGTCTCGATCATCTCTGACCACCGTGAGGTGAAGATCTTCAAAGAGCGGACCATCGAGAACTACGTCAACGTGGGCGACCCTGACTTCCCGTTTCAGCGCACAGGCGCCGGGCTTCTCGAGCGCGGGCTGATAGCGCCACACTCTGTAGCCAAGGCGGACAACCGGGTCTACTGGCTCGGCGACGACCTGCGGGTGTACGTCGAGTCCGGCGGTCAGCCGCAGGCGGTGTCCACGCTGGCGATCGACGATCGCATCGCCGAGTTAGCATCGCCCCAGACGGCCACGGCGTTCGTGTACGCGCAGCGCGGCCACACGTTCTACTGCCTCAACTTCAGGGACGCCTCGCTGGTCTTCGATGTCAGCACAGGTAGGTGGCACGAGCGCAGCAGCTACAATACGAGCGACGGCGGCAAGTCCGACGGGCGGTGGCGGGCGCAGCACCACATCTTCCAGTGGAACAAAAACATCGTAGGCGACTTCGAAAACGGCCAACTCTACGAGCTCGATCTCAACACCTACACCGACGACGGCGACAGGGTGTTGCGCGAGTGGGTCCACCCCATGGTGACGTTTGGCGGCAAATACTCCCTGATGCGGAGACTGCGCTACGAGGTCGAGCGGGGGGTCGTTGGCTCTGGCGAAACAGCCCCCCAGATCGGTCTCGACTGGAGCGACGACCAGGGCGGGCTCTGGAGCAACCGGCTCTACCGCGGCACCGGCGTGATCGGCGAGCGCAGGACCCGCGTCGAGTTTTGGCGCCTGGGTGGCTTTCGTAACCGCCACCTCCGTGGCCGCACCGCGGCCAACGCGAAGCTGCATATCGTCGACGCGTTTATCGACGTAGAGAGGACCGACCGGTGAGCAAGTGGCGGCCCCGGTTCCCTATCCGCAACGGGCCCATGGTCGACATCGAGACCGGGCACCCCACGCGCGACTGGCGAGAGTTCCTCGACCGCGTCTTCTCGACGCTCGGGTGGGACACCAACAAAAAGCTCTGGGCGGTACAGTTCATGGCGGCCATGGAGATGCAGGAGCTGGCGGCGTACACCCAGAGCAACCCGACGGGGACAATCCGGTTCTGGAACCTCAGCCCGAGCTCCACGTCGGTCTGGTATGGCGGTCGGACCCTGCCCAACAACTACAAGGACGGCACCGACATCATCCCGTTTATGGTCTGGATGCCAGACGACGCGGCGGCGGGCGATGTCCGTCTGCGGTACGCGGCCGCTATCCCCAACGCGAACGGATCCATGAGCGAGACCCTGCTGTACGCGACGGCACCGACACCAGAGGTGACCAACAAAAGAGTTACTACGGAATTCTCAGCCCTGGATGGCGCCAACCTCAGAAAGGGCGACCCTGTTGTCGTCGGCACGGCCAGGCTCGGTGGGGACGCGGCGGACACGTACCCCGAAGAGTGCTACTTCATCGGGGCGGGATTCAAATACCAGGCCGAAGGCCTAGGAACACCGGAGGCATTCCCGTGAACCGTACCCGCATTGCAGACGTAGACGACCTCCCGACCCTGATGGCGATGGCGTCGGAGTTCCACATCGCAGGCCGCGAAGGCTCGCTGCCCCGGTGGGAAGAGTCGGTGGAGAGCTGGGCCCTGTGGTTCGCCAGCTGCTTCGAGCACGACGACAGGCTGTGCATCATCGCGGAGCTCGACAAAGAGCCCGTGGGATTCATGACAGCGGTCGTCTGCCCGGCGTACTACAACCCCACCCACCGCACCGCGACAGAGACGGCCGTGTGGATCAGGAAGCCCCACCGGCGCAACGGGTTGGCCCGTGAGTTTATCCATGTGCTGAAGCGGTGGGCCAAGCTGGTGGGCTGCCAGCGCGTGGCGGCGGGGTCCAAGCAACAACTCGGGAGCCGGGGTGTCAAGGCCCTGCTCGAGTCCGAGGGATTTCGGCTTGACGAGAAACTGTACACGGTAGAGGTGTAACGCATGCCCCAGATCCTCCCAGCACTCGCGATCGGCGGCGGCGCAGGCGCCCAGGGAATTCTCGGCTCCGAAGCGGCCAAGGAGCAGATGAATGCCCTGAAGATGGGCCAGCGGGCGGATCAGATGGATCTGACGCTGGCCGAGCAGGCGGCCCGCAACGCCACGCTTGAGCAAGGACGCATTCTAGAGGACACGACGGGGCGGGTGTCCGGCATTCTTGACGAGACACTGTCCAGCAGCCGAGACGCCCTGGCGGGCTTCTTCGGCCGCGGCAGGGATGATCTCACGGGGGCCCGCGACTTCGCGCAGGGCTCCATCCTTCAGGGGCTCAGATCCGGCAGCGGCACCCTGAGCGACCTTGCCGGCATGGGCCCAGTCGGCACCCGCAACGTTCTCGGCGGAGGCTCCAGGCTGGCCGCCCTCGCGGACGGCGGCTTCGATATCTCTCAGGACGCCGGGTTCCAGTTTGAGCTTGAGCAGGGAAAGAGGGCCCTCGACGCCAAGGCCTCCGCCTCCGGTGGCCGCGTCAGCGGCAAGGCCCTCAAGGAGCTGGCGGGATTCAGCCAAGGGCTCGCGGCCACCCGCGCGGGCGAGGCCTTTAATCGGCAGTTCGCGTCGGCGTCGGCGGCCGACCAGCTACAGGCGAACCTGCTCCAGAACCAGGCGGGGCGCGAGCTCCAGGCGGGCCTGTCGGCCCAGGGCATTAACGCCAACGCCCTCTCGCAGCTCGCGGGGATGCAGTTCGGCGCGGGGACTCAGGCCGCGAACATCTCCACGAACATGGGCTCCCAGCTTGCGAACATGTCGGTCAACCAGGGCCAGAGCCTGGCCTCTTTGCTGGGGGCGTTCGGGCAACAGCAGGCCGGGCTCCAAGGCGGCCTAGGGCAGGCGCTCGCGGGCCTCGCGGGCCAGCGCGGCAACCTTGGGCTGCAGACCTTCGGGCTTCAGCAGGGCATCAACAACGCGCTCGTCCCCTTCGCAGGTAGCGGCACGGCGGCGTTCGCCAACACCGCAGGGCAGCTCACCGAGATCGGCGGATCGCTCTTCAGCGATGCCATCCAGGCTGGCGGCAAGGCTGCCGGCAGCGCCGGCGGCGCGGGAACACAGGCACCGGCATGAGCATAAACGTCCTCGACAAGATCCGGTGGATCGACACCGGCAAGATCCTCAACAACATCGCCAACCGCGCGGCGCAACGCTCGCAGCTGGAGATGCAGCGGGTGCAGATGGACGCCCACCGCCAGAAGCTGGCCCACGAGCGCCGGCAGCGGGAGATGATTGAAGGGGCTCGGCGAGAGGCTCTGGTGAATGGCAACTTCGGCCCCATGCTGGAGCTCGGCCTCACCGACGAGGTGGTGGACATCGAGAAACTCCAGAAGAGCGGGCGCGAGTCCCGCGACGCCCTCGATCTGAAGACCCAACGCGCCCTTTCTCAGTCCATTCAGAGCGTCCAGTCCGAGCAGACCCCTCAGGCCATGCAGGGTCGGTGGATGGCCGAAAAGACCCGGCTGCTCCAGCTGCGGAGCCGCGGCCTGATCGGCGACGCCGACCTCCCCGAGCTCGGCCGATTCGATACGTCCGACATCATGCTGCACCTGAAGGACCCCGCGGCCGACAACGCCGCCCTCCCCCAGGTGCGCCGCGACCGCATGCTGGAACCCCTGAACGAGGGACTGCTCCGCGCCCAGCAGCGCATCGACCTGCTCGACCCGGCCGACGAGAAGAGCGAGCTGAACTTCGCGGGCCGAGCGGAGTCGAAGCGGGCGGCAGAGATCCTGTCCGAGCGCCACCCCGGCGAGCTGCGCAGTCTCAACCCCGACGTGGCCCGGCGCCAGTTTCCCGACGAGTGGCCCGGCGCCCTCCGCATGGCGGCTCGCGAGCTCCAGACGAAGCGCGAGTCGTTCGCCCGCGAGGGCCGTCCCGACCCCCTTGGGAAGACCGCGACGCAGAGGATCCAACTCGAGACCAAAAACTCCCTGCAGCAACTCGCCGAGCTGCGGACCCTGAAGAGCCTGGCCAAGCCAGAGCACTTCACGATCGTGGGCCGCGGCAAGGCGGCCCTCACGGCCCTCGGGGAGCGGGTAGGCTTCAACCCATCGACCGGGTCGACGGAGCACCTGAAGGCCATGGAGGAGGCGTTCAACGTCGCCGAGAACCTCTTCAACCTGTACCGCAAAGACATCACTGGTGCGCAGGCCGCGTTCAAAGAGCTGGAGATGCTCCGAGACACCTTCCCGACGATGGCCGGCGGCGGTATCGGCGGAGTCTGGCCGAAGAAGTCGTGGACCCAGTTTACGGCGGCGCTCGATCAGCGCGTCAATATGCTGATGCGCAGAGTCCGGCTCAACCGCCGCGTTCTCGCCAGCAAGGGCGCGTCCCTCATGACAGAAGACGAGATCATCGGCGAGGTCGACGGCCTGTTGAACAACCCTTCGGCCCAGGGCCGCGAGGCACCCGACATCCAGATCAGGATCGACACGCTGAACAGAGAGGGCATCCCGCGCTACCGCGACCAGCTCGAGATCCTGTTCTCCGAGGGCTACATCGACGAGACCGGCTACCTGGAGGAGATCGACCGGTTGGACAGCGGGGGTCGGTGAGATGGCCAACCCCGCCCAGGAAGCAGAGACCGCAGCGGAGCGCCTGGCCCGCGGGGTGCGTGAACGCTCGGGGCAGGCCGAGTCGCAAGCCCCGACAGGCCCCGTCGCGGGGTTTGATGTCCCCCGGACCGACACAGAGCAGCGCATGCGCTCTATCTTCGACCGGCCCCTAGCCGACAAACTCCGGGACCTGGTGCGTGCCGAGCGAGCCGCTGTCGAGAAGGCCAATCCCGGTGCGCGCGTCACCCCGATGTTCGACCGCCAGCGCGTGTCCGCCCTGGGGATTGAGGCCGACGAGGAGGGGTTCCCGGCACTGAAGAGGCGCTTCGACATTGGGAGGTTCAGGAACGTCGCGTTCGGGGTGGAGGACCCTATCGGCACGGGCGAGGGCGGCGCTGAGTCCACCATCGTCTCGGCCTCGCCGCTGCTCATGCAGAGGATCGACCGCGCGCGCAAAGAGCACGCCGCGGCGCTCGACGAGCTGGAGAAGAACGCGCGGGGCGTTGAGCTCGACGACCGCTTCTTTGGGAACGTGAAGCTTACGCCGCAGGGTAAGTTCGGGTTCCTCGGCCATCGCTACGGGCCCGAGAACGTGCTCCCCGTGTACGGGGAGGAGGGGCTCGACCAGATCATCATCTTCAAGCCGGGCGAGGACCCGCTGATCTGGGACGAGCGCGATATCAACTTCACCAACACGTTGAAGGACCTCGTCGACATCTCGCCCGACCTGATCGAGGCAATCCCTGGAATGATCGCCGCGGGCATCACTCTCGGAAGGACCCGAAGCACCACGGCCGCCATGGGCGTCGGGGGAGCGGTCGACGCGCTGTCGAACATAGCCCGCCAGGGCCTGGACGAGACCCTGCCCGGACCGAGCCTCGGTGACGTGCAGGGCACGGGGGGACGGGCCCGTGAGTTCGGTGTGGCCGTGGGCGCAGGGATGGCGGGCGAGGGCATCACCGGGGTCGCGCGCGCAGGCCTTCGCGCGGCGGATGTCCCGACCAGCAGCGCGGAGGTGATCGGACGAGGCACTCGGAAGATCGACCCGGCGACCGGCGTGGAGCGCAGCCCCACCGTGGCCGGCAGGATGACCGTGAACCCTGAGACCGGCCGGCTCCAAAAAGGGGCGGTTGATCTGGTTCCGGCCGGCGAAGCCGCCCGGGAGTCGCAGGCCCTGGCCGACGAGTTCGGTATCGACCTGGCGCTCGACCAGGCCACCATGCACGGAAGCCTCGTGCAATTTGGTGACGCCCTGCGGCGACTGCCCGGCTCGTCGGAGGTCTTCAACCGGTTCACCAACCGCCAGCTGGTGCAGCAGGTGCGGGCCGTCGAGAGGGTGATCGACACCAACCTCGAGCTGCTCGACCCGGCCACCGCGGGCGTGCGCGCGAAGCGGGCGGTGAAGAACTACCACAACGTCCAGCAGGGGCTGCGCGCCAACCACCGCGCCGCCAGCAACACTGAGTTCGGCGCCGCCATAGACATGATCGGCGACCGCCCCGTCGTGCGTCTCGACAACGTGCTGGAGGAGGCGGACGAGCTGATCCAAAACCTCCCCCGCGCAGCCGCGTCCCCGGAGTCGAAGATGGCAGCATCGCTCGCTCAGGAGATCCGGGAAGAAGTCACGGGATCCCTTGTGGACCGGCACGGGAACGCCATATCCGGCGGGGCGTTCTGGTCCATCAAGGACACGCAGGCCGCGCTCCATAACTGGGGCGACGCCGCATTCAACGCAGCCGACCCCACCCTGAAGCGAGCCTACACGGTCCTGAAAGAGGCACTGGAACGCGACCTCGACGAGCTGATCCGCACGAACCCAGCCACCGAGATCGCCGGCAGGGCGCCAGCCGAAGAGGGGCTCGTGGTGGTGGGGCCGGGCAGAACGCTTCCGGGCCGCGGGCAGACGATCGATGTCACCGGCGAGTTCTCCGACGCGCTGCCTCAGCAGGCGGCCAAAGCTCTTCGGGAAGCACGCGACGCGTACCTGACCCGCGAGCGCGCCATCGAGGCCACGCAGAGCTCGTTCGCAAACAAGGTGCTGGGCAAGCTGGCGAAAAGCTCCCGCAAGGGGCGTATCCCCCGCACGGGCCTGATTGAAGAGGGCGACCTCGCCGGCGGCAGCCAGATGATCAGAGACATCCTGAACGCGGACCCCGACGAGCTAGCGCACCTCTTCGGCGCCCTGCGGCAGAGCGGCGCAGAGGGGCCAGCCCTGACGCGCCAACTCGAGCGCGGCGTCATCGAGGCGCTGGCGGTCAAAGCCGCCCCCACGGCCGAGCAGGCCGCCCGGGGTGTAGAGATCAACCCCGCGAAGTTCGCCAAGCTGATCCGCCAAAACATCTCCCGCCTGCGCGCCATGGGCAGCCAGGGGGCCGAGAGAGAGGCGGTCGACCAGCTGGAGAAGCTCGCCCCTGTCCTGTTGCGCGCCTCGCGCAACCTGGCCACGGGGTCAGCGACAGCCCCCCGGCTGGGCGTTATGGACCTTGTGACGCGCCTGATGCCAGCCAATGTCGTCCGCAACTTCCCCGAGGCGGTGGAGGCCTGGGCCCTGTTGTGGCACCGCGGAAAGCTGGCGCGGATCTTCACCGAGCGTGATAAAGCGAAGGCGTTCATGCGCCTGGTGGACCCCGAGCCAGGCGTGAAGACGGCGGAGTGGAACCGCCTGCTGACGCAGCTGACGGCTGACGTCGCCTTCGACGAAGAGATGGAGCCCTCGGCGGCCGTTCAGACAGAGGCGACACCATGAGCAACGTACCCCACCCCATCCTCCGCGCCCTCAACGACGCCGGCAACCTGGCCCTCGCGGGCGCAAAGCTCTACACGTACGAGACCGGCACGGTCGTGGACAAGGCGACATATCCGTCGCTGACAGATCGGGACGCAGCCACCAACGCCAATGCCAACCCGATCGTCTTTGACGGCAACGGGCGCACCACGCACCAGATCTGGCTGCTCAAGGACGGGGCTTACACATTCAAGCTGACCGACAGCTCCGACGTCACCATCTGGACCGAGGACGGGATCTGGGCCCACATCACGGCCACCGACGAGGGGGCCTACGCGGAAAGCCCGGTCGACCACGGCGGCGTCGGCGACGGGCTGTCGGACGAGACAGCCGAGGTGCAGGCCGCTATCGACGCGGCGGTGGCTGCGTCGCGGGGCGGGATCGACCTGGCCGGCCTGACCTGGCTCTGTGATTCATCCCTCGACCTCGACTCAGTCCCCGATGGTTTCTTTGTCCGCAACGGCAAGCTGAAGTTCACCGGCAACACGGGCACCGAGTACATCACCGCGCACGGGGTGCTTGGGACGGGCCGGGCACTCAGCGGGGACGCCAGCTACAAGGACGAGTCGGTAGACACCACCTCGTTCTCGGTTGGGTCGGCGGGCTCCCTGGTGGCGCTCCACGACACGGGCACCTACTGCAACCAGGAAACAAAGGGGGAGCTCCATGTCATCGACACGATCGCGGGGCTCACCCACAACCTGAACAAGCACGTCCGCGAGGACTACGCCACGGCGGCGTCGGCGACCCTTTCGGCCATCACTGCTATCGAGAATCTGCGGTTCGAGAACGTTGAGTTTATCGGCAGCACGTCAGCAAGCGGCGTAAACCCCGTGTTCTTTTCTGGCATCTTCTGCCGGAACCTTCAGTTCATTGGCTGCAAGTTCACCGGGATGAAGCTGAACGGCATTCGTCTCGGGAGCTGCTACGGCGTCCGCATCGAGGGGTGCTACTTCTACGACGGCCTGGACTACGGGATCAACATCCTCGGCGCGACCGAAGATGTCGACATCACGGCGTGTAGGTTTGAACAGTGCGGCGGCATCACGACCAACGGCACCTTCGCCCAGGGCTCCGCGGTCACGGGCATTGATGGCGGGCAGGAGCGAAACATCCGGTGGCGCAACTGCCAGGTCAATGGTGCCGGCGTGGCGGCCTATATTGACGAGAACAGCCAGTTTGTTCTCATCGAGGACGTCGAGTCGGTCAACGGCGGCGGCATTACAGCAGAGAACGTCGACCTCGAGATCCGTCGGTTCCGAATGACGGACCCTGTTGCCAGCGGCATTCAGCTGCTACCCCGATGCCCCAACGAGACCGGGCGCCACTATCAAGTCCGCGTGACAGAGTGCGAGCTCAGAGGGAGCGCGGTGGCTGACATCGACTACGCCGACCAGGGGTTCACTGGGGGCTCGGGCGCCCTCGACGTGCTCGACATCTCCCGCAACAAAGTCTTCGATGGCGGCATCGACGTACTGGTGGGCGGCGCGGCGACGTCTGTCGGTGGTGACTACATGGACCTGTCCGACAACTACGTCCCGAGCGGCGAGATCGAGATCACCGGCGGTGGAACCAGCTCGACCTGGGCCTATCTTCGCATGCGCGACAATGTGGCCGAGAACATCAACGTCGACGGGACGGCCGACTACTTCACCCAGGTCGACGTCGACTTCAACCAGCTCGACGGCGCCACCGAGACCTCGATGATCAAGATCGACAGCGTGCCCGACGTGCAGGTGCGCGGCAACCGGTGCGCGGGCGATGGCGCGACCCTCCTAACGGG